CAAACTATTGGTGAAAAACCCTGCACTCGCAATAGTATACTTATACAGTTCTATTTTCTCACCACCATTAGTAGTTATAAATCTTTGATATACATCACTACCTTCTTTAATCTCCAAAGCAGCTTCTGCATTATCAGGTATTAAAATATCACTTGAACTAGAAAAGGTTAAGTTACCATTTAAATCAACATCATCATTAAAATCAATTGTAGTGCCACCGGTCTTAGAATTAAATGCATCAGCATATATTACACCGCTTGCACTAATATTACCAGAGACTGTGAGCTTTTCATTAGGGTCTGTAGTACCTATACCAACATTACCGTATTCAAATACTGTTTTAGTATTACTAGAATTGCCTATGTTAATTGTATTCGAACCTAAACCTGTTAAATTATTGCCAATTACTATAGAGTTAGTATCCCCACTAGTACTAGTACATGTAGCTAAACCGATAGTAATGTTTTTATCACCTGTAGTAATATTACAACCAGAAAAATAACCCAATGATATATTACAGTTACCAGTTGTATTGTTACGAAGAGACTCATAACCATATCCTGTATTATAAATACCTGTAGTGTTTTTGAAAAGAGAATAACTACCAGTAGATGTGTTATACTGACCAGTTGTATTATTAAAAAGAGACGCGTAACCAATACCAGTATTACGTAAACCTGTTGTATTAGACCGAATTGCTCCATAACCACTCGCGGTGTTATGATAACCAGTTGTATTTTTGCAGAGAGATTTATTTCCTTGAGCTGTATTATTATACCCGGTAGTATTGCAAAATAACGAATTAGAGCCATTAGCTACATTATTATACCCTGTTGTGTTGTAATATAAAGAACATATACCAGATGCAGTATTACTAGTACCTGTTGTGTTACAAAAAAGAGATTGATGACCATATGATGTATTATTACTCGCTGTGGTATTGTTGTTAAGTGATTGATAACCAGAAGCAGTATTCTTACTACCTGTTGTGTTACAAAAAAGAGATTGAGCACCATTTGATGTATTGTAACTACCTGTCGTGTTAGCCCAGAGAGAATTAGTACCAGTCGCAGTATTATTAACACCTGTCGTGTTAGAGAAGAGAGAACACGATCCATACGCTGCATTGCTATTGCCTTGTATATTGCAATAGAGAGAATGATAACCACTAGCTGTATTATTTGCTCCTGATGTATTGTAATAAAGAGAACTAAAGCCTATAGCAGTGTTTCTGTCACTTATTTCATTACTAAAAAGCGAGCAGGCACCAAAACCTACATTAAACCTTCCTGTTGTGTTGCACCTTAGAACAGCATATCCACTAGCTGTATTATAATCCCCTGTAGTGTTTGAGTCAAGAGAATAACTTCCAACAACTGTATTGGTATTACAGTTATTGTTTCCGCGGCCGACTCTAACTCCATTAAACCAACTATCACTATCAGCGCAAATAGTACCTGCAACATCTAACGGTGCACTAGGTGCCGTAGTGCCTATACCTAAATTACCTGCATTAGTAATACTAAATATATTACCTATACCTGTAGCTAGTTTTAGCGCGTAAGTTGTATTAGACGTGTCTGCATTCTCAATAATTAACCCCTTGACATTATCGAGAGTGGCACTTACTCCATTGTCAGCAGTCTTTACGTGAAGTTTTGATAAAGCAGTATCGTTATATGTATCTCCATTTAATAACGTATCTCCCCTGACTTTGAGCCCATCATGTACGAAAAAATTATTAGTAACCATTAAGTTTCACTTTCCACTTACACTAATATTTATAAAATAAAGACCAGTAAACAGTGGGAAACCTGGAAATAGTTTAACTTAACTTATGTATTAGTTAGTTGAGTGATTGATGTTATTATATCGGCAGAGCTGCTATTGCAGGCATTACTAGCAATTATCTGTAAATCATTGCCGCTTATACGGCTAGAATATGTAACACATAAAGATGTTGCAGTAGTGACGTTACCATATACAGTCTGATATGTATCAGATCCGTCATGTATCACTAAAAGCTCAGCTGCTTCATATTGACTATTATTAATATCAGATTGAACGATAACCTTACCAGACCTATAATCTGCAGATGGAAACGATAAAACTACAGCGCTGTTAGATTGAGAGACTGTAGTACAAGTAGAATGATAACCACTTGTGTTATTAGCAAACTTAATAGATGTACTAGTAGAAGTAGGATGTACAGTAAGTGGGTTAGATTTACTAACTCCTATTATTACCGTAGAGGAATCATCGCTAATTTGAGTATCAGCAATTGTATCACCGTCAGTCCATTTTGCTAATCTATTAACTGTACCAACAGAACCACCGTTGTCTACTAAGGTCGATCCCCATACCCTACTATCTATTTCATCAGTCACTAATGAAGAACCATTTGTAACAACTACTGTGTTATCTGTACCTGGTGCAATATTAGATAGATTAATTGTCTGAGCGTTTATTGTTAGAATATCCCCTGAGGCATCTCCTATAACTACGTTACCATCAACTGTTAATGATCCCAAAGACCTTATTGGCCCTGATACTAATAATTCTCCATCAATATCAATATTATCATTAAAATCTATAGTATTACCAGCAGCCTTTGAAAAGAAAGAATCTGCATATACTCCACCATAAGCGCTTAAGTCCCCTGTATTTGTTATAGTTATACCGGAGGAGTTATAACCACCACCTATTTCTATATTACCACTAATACTAATATTATCTGGTAAACCTATAGTAACAGTATTGTCAGAGGCGACTGTAGTGATTTCACTAGATGTACCCAGTATTCTTAGACGCTCAGATAATAAATCAACATCACCTAAACCAGTTCCAGCCTCAGTATTAAGTGTCGTAGCAACTGCGGTTTCTGATGCTGATGTAACTCTGCCCTGAGAGTCAATAGTAATATTAGGGATTGTAGTCTGAGAGCCATATGTACCTACACTAACACCAGTATCAGTTAAGTCTATATTATTATTATCAATCTCAAAACTATTAGATAAACTTAGACTGAATTGTAAGTTATTATCAGAGACCGCAATTTTAACTCCAGATACAGCTTCAAAATTAAGAGTATTCTGACCACTAAGAGGATCAGTACTACCTGATCCTAAAGCTCCTGAAGAAGATATATTAAATAATTTACCGTAATATGTTGATGCAGAAACACTTCCTCGAAGGGCGTTTATATTCTCTCCTACATATAAACCATTTTTAACGCGAAAGTCAGTATTAGTTGCCATATTATAAATATTTATTTACAACTACTCGCAAAAACTAAAATAATTTACAATATTCCACTTAAATTCTTCTTTTAATATATCTATTATAATCTCATCATTTATATCATTTAAAAATAACTGATATGAATTAATATCATCTGCTTCATAATATGTCTCACCATAACCAATCCCTAGGTATATTTTATCTCCCTCAACCCAGTAAGACACCTTTACTATGTAGTCATTATCAGTATGACCACAAAATATACTTCTCGGGTAATCATATACCTTACATAATTCAGTTATAGTTAAATTTCTAAAACTACCGTTATTTGAGAATTTTCTCCTTATATAATTATCCCAATAATTTTCTGACCAATGATCATTCATTTTAAATATGCAGTCTTACAGTGAATAACTTTAATCTGAGGATCAACATATATAGGTATATTATTATCCTTACATTTAAGACAAAAAGATACGTCCTCCATACAAAAATCATCACATGATTTTATTTTTATATACCTAGCATCAAACCAAGGGTATTTAAGTTGCTCGAATATTCCTTTTTTAATCAGAATAAAACCAAAACCAACATAAGAGGCCTTAAAAATAGAATCTCTTTTTTTTAAATCTTCTTTAGATAAAAAATGAAAGTAACCATTACGAGCAAAAAACTCTTCATCCCATGTCTCAACAACCGCATAATTATCACCAGAAGCCATTAGATAAAGACCAGAGACTATATCTTTATCTGCTTTAAATAACCTCTCAATATCTTTTATATTAAAAAGAACATCATCATCTATCCACAAAATATGAGTGTAATCAGCTCCATCGAATGGTAGTTGATCTTCCCCCTTAGAGGGGTCTCCTAGTAAACACATATTTCTAGTTTCATATATGTTTCTTGAAAAGGTAGAGCTAAATTTATATTGTATACCCTTATTGTGAAAATATTTTAATAGATTACTTATACAGGTTATCGTCTTACTACTAAAGCTCGTACCTGGCATACATATCATAACATTATACATAAACAATATCTTTCCGTTTAACGTTTACACCTGGGTCTATCAATAAGTTAACATTAGCTTCTTTTTGTATGCGTTTACAGAAATCAATATCCGTGAATGCTTGCTCTTGTTTGTTCTGAGGATTCCATGGTCTGAACCACGGGTATGTTAACTTTTCTATAACACCATATTTTATTATGACCATATCAAAGTCTAGATATTCAGCTAATTCAAATTCATTCTGTTTTTTATTTGTTAATTTATATCTATTTTCTACCTTAGCAGATAAAAAATTTAAATCATTAGAGTATATATTATTATATAATTTAATAAAATTATTATTATTAAATAAAATATTACCACTCAAAAAAACTATATATTCATAATTATATTGGCCTTGGAATGGTTTTTGATTACTTCCATGTAATACATTACCCTTGAGAGCTTTTTGTTTAGCGTAAAATGCATTACAGCTATCTCCAGTAGAGATGTTATATGGTATTTTATTCTTGTTGAGTATGGTGGATAGGTTAACCCAAGATTTAAGAAATTCAGGAGTATAATTTAAATCATAAAAACAAAAAATAAACTTCATACAATTAACTCTTTAAGTTTATTTTGAATATACTTAATTTTCTCTTCTATTTCATATCTACTAGCTCGGGGATCGCTACCAAAAGCATCAGGTATGAGAATATCTAAATGATCTATAGCGTCAGTTACTCCTTGACGATATAGTGAATATCTTTTCTTGGGTTTCTTAGATGCCATATATAATATTTACATTGGCATTTTAGGAAACAACTATTTTTTGAACTTTTGATCCGAGCTAATTGCAAAATTAGCTTTGCTAAATTCAAGTCTATCAACAAACTTAATCGCGTTTCCTGTTTGGTCTATAGCAACATAACCCTCAGGCTCTGTAACAACAAGATCTCCGTCAGCATTAAATAAATAATGCTTCATACTTACCCCTTTCATAATATTATTATACTTTTGTATAAATATATCTTTACCTTGCTTAATTAATATCTGTAGCCTAAGAATGTTTACAATATCTTGTTTACCAGCTTCTACTAAGCTCAACATCTGCGCTTTTGCTTCTGTTGCTTTAGCTTTACCTTTCTCACTCTTAAGAGAATCAATTTTGCGATCTAGTCTACCTTCAACCCATTCTACAAACTGCTGAAATGATACATCAATATCTTTAAGAAATTCTCCTTGTCTTATTTCTGTATTAATATATGTATTCAAACCTAAGTAAATACGATCATCAATACTATCAAAATTAATTTCTTCTACTAATTCAGATGACTTAGATATTAAATTATTAACTAAGGTAGTTTCTTCGTCCGTTAAAGTTATATAACCAGAATCGTTTTCAAAATATGCATCTTTAACATAAACTTTAGGGCCAGGATCTAGAGCGCTTACATCAACTCCAAATTTTTTCGTATTAAATCTTATCTTGCCTTCTTCGTCTTTCTGCATTTCATATTCTGTATGAAATACAACTCCTATGTTAGAGTTTAAAATATCCTGACCCTCTTTACTATTTACAGGTACTGCGTATACAATTGTATTTGGTTTGAACGTAACATGCTCTTCCCCGTCAATAGTAGTAATATCTTTTATCTCATTATCGAATAAAAAGTCTCCCTGATATACACCACTGAAATTAGAATCCTTAAAATGTACAAATGTTTGTACTAGCTTATCAATTAATCCAGCAGCTGCAGCATGATTTGTTTTTATATCCTTAATACTGTAATTCATTTTTGGCTCAGCATTGAATACAGATTTACTACCAACAAAAAATTTACCGTCTAAATCTCTACCAACGACAACAGCAGGAGCTCCATCATACTTAACTGTTGCATTAACTGCCTTATCAGTGTTACTATCTAAAATCTCAGAGAGAGAACTTAGATAACTAATAGCCCTTTGAGCTCCTTCTCTCTTATTAGTAAGTACAAGCTCTTCTAAATGAGTTAAATGCTTGTTAGGGCCTGCTTCTTCATAAAGCTTGAAGTATTGCTCAAAAAGTATCATATATTATTATTTATATCCTTTTACGCATTATCTCGACCTTAAAATCGTATATATTATGAGATGCACTCTCATCACATAGGCCCTCATTTATACAATATTTTATAATCTTATCAGGTATTGTTTGATCCTCTATACATTTATTGTCATCATAGATTATAAATACATTACGCATGATTTGTACTCTGAAACCAAAAACAAAAATGTCATAAAATGAATCATCCATAATAAATAATTATATGCTAAGCTTTAAAGATTTCTACGAAAATATTACAGTACCTGTTTATCAAAAAGAAGAATATCTCGGTACTCTTAAGTTTGAAATTATAGATGAAGATGTTTTCGAAGAAGCAGAGTATAGAGGTCGCAAGGTCAAATTGAATAAACCCATGAGAGGTGATGTCAAAAAGTTCAAAGTCTATGTAAAAGACCCTAAGACTGGAAATGTTAGAAAAGTAAACTTCGGGCACGGCGGTACAAGCGCCAAGCGTAGAGGCGAAAAAACGATGCGGATAAAAAAGTCTAACCCCGAACGACGTAAGTCATTCAGAGCTAGACATAATTGTGATAACCCAGGACCTAAAACTAAAGCTCGTTATTGGTCCTGTCGTATGTGGTAATTATCTTATAAGGTTGTACTTTAACCCTATAACCCATCACCATTGTATCATATAATCCGATTGCGTTCATTAATTATTTTACTTTAACTTGAATTTGAGGATAATAAGATCTCTTTACAAAACCAACCATATAAGCAGTACCGGAGTGTAAATAAGCTCCTACTTTTTGTAAATCAGCTATATTCTTATATACAACAAAAGTAGCTGGTGATCGTCGTAAATCGATCTGGACAACCGCAGCTAAATTTTCCAAATCTCGTTTCAAATCTAAATAGTGTTGTACATTAGCATTCGCGTAATGGCCTTTTGCAGAGTTTAAATCACCGGAAATTATAGCATCAATAATAGGTTTACTCTTACCCGGGAATAATGCTTCACCTATTTTTGTTAATTCAACAACAAAGGCTTTCTTATCTTGTACGGCATTATAAATATCAGATATTTGTTTTAAGTTATATCCTGTTTTAGGGGGAACTGGAAGCCCTAAGCTAATAATCTCGTTTTTATATGTTTTAACGAATGTGTCTCTAATTTGATTATAACCAGATTGCTCTAATGCGCGTTGGGTATCATCATCTTCAAAACGAGGAGCGCCCCCGTGTGTTGTTTTAACTTCTAACATGCCGACTCCCTTATAATCAACATCACCTTTAGATGCAGGAGATAATTGCTTACTTGTAACTACTAACGCGAATTCCCCCTTTCCTTGCCCGTATTGGTCAACAACCAAAAGATCATCTATTAATTCTCGTATACCTTCATGTTCATTATAACCGTTATATAAATCACCAGAGGTATACAATCCAGGAGTGTTTAATTTATCAACATTTAAAAGTGTGTCGTTTGACCAAGAGTCAAATAAAAATGTTCTTTCATCTGGCTGTAAATCTAAACTAGCTATTTTTTTAGCTAGTAAGTTAATAACAGTTTTATTCAAATCATCGTCTGCTATATCTCCTAAACGTTTATTGTAAGCTGCTAAGCGACCACCAACCTGTTGATCAGACAAAAACTGCTCTATACTTCTGATAATTTTAACAGTATTAGGATCTGTTTCGTCGAGAGACGAAATTTGATTAATTAAAGAGGCTTTTAAATCAGACTCTTGTTCTTCAAAAAAATGTTTAAATGTTTTCATCGATTGCACCATCTTTCTTTCAGCCATGTACTTAAATCCTTTTCACCTAATATCTCTTTATTAAACATATGATCGTATGATCTTATAATTATATCGTTTAATTTGCCAATATAGTCTGAGTCTCTTAAATTTTTAAAAGCTAAATTCTCTACAGAAAACTCTCCCTTACTAGATAAACCATCTCTACGCATCTTCATAATACGTTTCTTAAGATTTTTAGCTCTTTTATTAACTAATGCAAGTTCTTTCTCATCACTTAAATCAGCAATTATCTCACTCAATGATCTTATTTCTTTTTTGTATTCTTCAGACTTACGTACAACATCTCTATGATCTATTTCAGGTTTATCATAAACAGGTTTTTTAATCCATTTATTATCTTGTATACTGAATAAACCAGATGCTGTATGTGGTTCGTGAATATCTTGAAAATATAACTCAACTTCATGTCCATTGAGATTTATATCATGCTTTATGTTCCAAATAAAGCGCTTACCGTCTAAAGCCCTTTTAACTAGATCTTCATCCTTGTTAATATCAGCAAAGTCTAATAGTATATGGATGTCAAGATCAGATTTTTCTGAGTAGTTATAATTAGCTATAGAACCAGTTAGTTGTATATCTTCAATGATATCTTCATCTATATGTTCATCCTCTTTTAAAAAATCACTAACAATCTTAACAATTGCCATTCTAATTGACTCATCAAAAGCTTCCCCATCCCAAAAATTAGGATGAAGAGTTTTATTATAATAAGTTCTACCCTCGAAGAATTTTAAAAAATTACGTATTTTACTCATACTATAAACCTAATGTGCGTGGATCAGTAGCAATATATATTTTAGTATGTTCTTTTTCGTCAGGTTCTCCTTCTCGATCTACCTCATACTTTATATACTGTAAAACAGAGCGAACATAATCAGCTGCTTTTGTAATTTTAGCTTCTGCCCAATCTTCTAAAGGGAAGTTCTCATCAACGAGACTCTGAAGCTCTGTTACATTTTCAGCAATGTTACGTAAATCACTCATCGCCATTCGCGACTGCTCTTCCTCATGAGTGGGTTGATCATCTCCATGACATGCAGTACACCCTTCGAATATTTTACTAATTAGTTTCTCTGTTTTACTCATAATGTTTTAGTTTGCTTGATCTTTACCATACCCCATGCGACCGAAACGCTCATCATCTTCATAATCTCGATCATCTGGTACTTCATTAATGAACCTACTTAAGTTATCGATCTCGAGCTCTAGAGCTCGATAAACAGTATCATGATAATCACTCTTACGGAAGTCATCCTCAGGAACATTCTTATACGTTTTATCATTACCACTAGAAATACCTACATCCATATTACCGCTATTGTGGTCATAACTAATTGCATATGTATCTCCAGTCTTATTATATGTAAACTCAATGTCTATTTCTCCCCTGTCCTCATCAACATCAACTGCATGAAGCTTATAATGCGGTTCTACAATATATTCAAGTTTGTCGTTATAATAATCAGCATATTCAGATATAGTAATTCCGGCTTCTTTTAATGCTTTAGATATTGCTTTGCGTTTTTTAAGAAGATATTTGTCTGTTTTATCCTTGTCACCGTCATTATCTATATCCCCATCTTCTTTACCTACAGAATCTAAGGCCTCTTTTACGACTTTATTATTCTTTTCTTCCTCTTGTACATTTATATATTTACGTACTTGATTGGATATATCTTGCGGAGTTAGTATTTTTTGTTTATTGACTTTATCTAATAAAGATCCTATATCATGTAAATCATTAGTATCATATGCTGACATATAATTATTTATTATACTTTTAGCATTTTACTAATAAATAATTAGGTGACTAATGAATTTGATAAATTATATAGTAATATTATATCTGAAGAAAATAAAGGACTATGGTATAATATAAGGAAAAAGAAGGGAAACCCATCTAGTAAGTGGAAAAATGACCCTAAATATAGAAAGCAGATGAAGAAACAAGCTAAAAAAATATCTGCGAAAGAAGGAGTACACGATCCAGTCCGACCAGGTATACTTAAAAAACAAATAAAAGGAAAAATAACTTGTTCTAAAGCAAAAACCTTAAAATCAAAACAAAAGAACAAGGGTAACAATACAGCGAAAGCTGCACAAAGGTTTATAAACTACCATTGCTGATATGAAATTTAACGAATTATATAAAATTATTGAAAAACAAACTAAAGCAACATGTTGCGGAAGATGTGGCAGAGTACATGTCAAAGGTACTAAATGTAAAAGACCTTACCTAACAGGTAAAAAACATTGTAAATATAATTAAACAAGTTCTACTTGCTTTTCGTATTTATAATTATTATATTTTTGACTTTGATCACACTCTCCGTAGAAGTAGTTATCTAGCTGCTCTACAAGTCTATCTTTAGCGATTTGTAAATCTACCTTAAACCATTCATTACGAATATCAGATGCGAAATATTCCATCTGTTGACGTATCTTCTTCTCTGCTAAGAGGTAATCAGGGTGTTTGACGGAGTATACTACTTGATAATCTCTGAAGGGGGAACCAGTCTGATATGACCTAACTCGGTGTTTAATATTTTTCGTTGTACCTACCTTTATCCAACCTGGCCAGGCACTGTTGGTTATAAGGTATAGATATCCTTCTACTAATGACACGTAAATATTTATTCATACCGAATCTTTTTTTTAAAAATTAAAGTATCATTTAATAATATTAAATATTAATATGGAGGAAACCGTAGAAATAAAAAATACTGTAGAGCATTTGATAGGTGAATACGGTTGGATGTTTATTATTGGTTTTGTTGGTATAATGTTTCAATCTACTATCAAGAGTTTAGCTGCTTCATTAGCTGTATTCTGTGGTGGTGATTATAATACAGATGATGTGGTATTTGTAGATGGTCGACCAGGTCGTATAATCAGAGTAGGTTTACTTAAAACAGTCTTTTTCGTATACAATGTGGTCGACAATAAAATAGTAAGTGGTAATAAACTCGTTATTCAAAACGAAGCATTAAGTAAGCTTAGGATTGAAAAACCATTACCTGAAATAGATCTTAGTAAAATTAAAAACTAAAGTCAGAGAAATCTGTATCAGATGTATCTTGCTTGAATGAACCTACTTTATAAGTTTCTATTTGTGTCTCCTGAGGAGCTACTTGAACATGCTTAGATTCCGTCCAGTTCTTAATCCAAAGAATAGGATTGGGTGTTTCCTCAAATATATTACCAATACCTACAGCCTTGGATCGCTTGTTACATAAATGCTTCATATACTGAATAAGAATTTCATCATTTAAGCCAAGCATAGATCCATCTTTAAATAGATATCTTGCCCAGTCCATTTCTTCTTCTGCTGCATCCTTGAACATCTTACTAACAATATCTTTACATTCTTCTACTATCTTTGTAAATCCTTCTGAGTCTTCATTCTTGAGATACTTGAGTATATTTTGAGTGAAAGCTAAATGTAAGTTCTCGTCTCTATTAATAAGAGATATAATTTTAGCATTACCCTCCATAGTTTTGTTTTGTGCAAAACAATAAGAGCAAGCAAATGATACATAAAATCTAATACCCTCTAAAATATTAATACTAACTAAAGTAAGATATAGTTTTTTCTTCTTATCTTTAATATTATCATCAGGCAGTCCATTAATCAAATCATCATAGTATTTCGTAACTGATGTTGTACGTTTAATAATTTCAGGGTCGGATAAAATATTATCAAAAACATCTGAAGGATTAGGATATACATTTTTAATAATATATGTATATGAATAGCTATGTAAGGTCTCGAAGAACTCCCACGTTTTAGCAAATGCTTCTAGTTCAGGGTTACTACAATCTGTCAGTAAATGACTAATACCACGCGACTGAATTGAGTCTAATAAAATCTGATAACCTAAATTTTTTGTAAAAATAAATTTTTGATGATCAGTTAGTTTTTCGTAATCTGCGCGTTCCTTCTCTAAACTAACTTCTTCGGGTCGCCAAAAGAAACTTAGGTGTTGAAGGAACAAATCATAAATCTTCTTATAGCGCTGCTTGTCATATCGTTGTAAGTTCAATCCCTTACCGAAAAACAAAGGCTCTTTCGTAGTATCAACATTTTTAATATTAATAATTTGTTTAGTCATCTTAAGTATTATAGTGTATTATAGTAAGTAAATGCAATTTATAATTTACAGGCTCCTCCAGCACAATCATTATCTTCTTCTACAGTATCGGTTTTACCGTCGTCTGTATTAGCGTAGTATAGAGTTTTCAGGCCAACTTTATATGAATATAAAATATCCTTAGCTACAACAGACATAGGTAAATTACCTTCTTCGTATTTCGCAAAGTTATAATAATGATTAGCAGATATCGCTTGATCGAAATATTTCTGTAAGACAGCGCATATATTAATATATCCAAAATTAGTCTTCATATCATAAGCGAGAGTATATTTATTTTTTAGTTTAGCGATCTCAGGCACTACTTGAGGTATTAAACCCTGTTTAGACTTCTTAATAGTAACTAAGCTTCTTGGTGGTTCAATACCATTAGTAGAGTTGGTAACTAAAGAAGAGCTCTCACAGGGCATTAAAGCTGTCAATGTACTATTTCTCAAACCATGCTCTTTAATCTCAGCTCTAAGTTCGTCCCAGTTATGAGTTAGTTTGCGTTTACATATATTATCTACCTCTTTAGCGTATGTATCGATAGGTAAAATACCTTTACTATATTTTGTATGTTCAAACCATTCGCACTTACCTCTCTCTTTAGCTAAACGTACTGAAGCCTTAAGTAAGTAGTATTGTATGTTCTCTGCTAACTCGTCAACCAAACTAATAGCTCCCTTATCTTCATAAGAAAATCCATTCTTAGCTAAATAGTATGCAAGATTCGTAACACCTACTCCTATACTTCTTCTCTTAAGCATCTTTTTAGAGGCGTTAACGGGGTAATATTGATTATCAATAATATAATCTAAAGACTTAACGATGTTATATGATATACTCTCAAGATCATTTAACTTTCTTATAGCTCCTACATTAATAGCTGATAATATACATAAAGCAATCTCACCATCTTCTTCACTATCTATATGTGATATAGGAGTAGTTGGTAGAGTTATTTCTTGACACAAGTTAGACATATAGATGGGATCATTAAATGAACTATGTTCATTAGTATTATCTATATTCATAACATACATACGACCTGTTTCTATACGCTCTTGACAGAAGTGCATAAAAAGTTTACGTGCGGGTATATCTCTCTTGAATATACTACGACTACGTTCATATTTTTCATATAATGCAATAAACTCATCAGTGTCGGAATAAAAGGCATCATATAAGTCTGGTACTTCATGAGGAGAGAAAACTGTTATCTTCTCATCTTGTACAAACCTCTTATAGAACAATCGATTAAACTGAATAGAATAATCCATCTTACGAACTCTATTATCATCTGTACCTCTATTATTTTTTAATACTAATATCTCTTCAATCTCTTTATGCCAAAAAGGAAAGTGAGTTGTACTGGAGCCCCCTCTCACTCCGTTTTGAGTACAACACTTAGTAGTACTCTCAAACATCTTGAGGAAAGGAATAACTCCAGTATGAACAACTTCACCATTTCTTATTTTCGAACCTACCCCACGGACACGTCCGAAGTTCAAACCAATACCTGCTCTATTAGCTGTATAATAACCTACAGCAGTGTTGGAATGAAATATAGATGGGAGACTATCCCCTACATCAATCAACGTACAAGAACTATATTGGCGGGATGGAGTCCTAACCCCGCACATGATAGGGGTAGGTAACGAAATTTCAAAAGAACTTATATCATTATAGAAACTCTTAACAGCTTTAAGTCTATTTTCTTTCTCATTACTATTAAGAATCATAGATATGAGCATATACATATATTGAGGAGTTTCGTAAATTTTACTAGTAGTTCGGTCTTTGAGTAGATACTTATCTACTAGCTGCTGAAGGCCTGCATATACAAATAAATAATCTCTATTATGACGGATGACCCTCTCTAGTTGCTCAATTTCATCCTCTGAGTATA